GTCGGACATTTAAAATGTTCCCCCGTCTAGCGATGTTATATTTATTTGTGATGAAGACAGTTGTTGTACAACATATTTATCAGTTGCGGAATTGTAAACTAGCGTAAATCCATCTTGCGGAGTACCTTCGACAACGTCAAGCATATCCTCAATATAATTGGCTGTTCTTGCCTGTGATTTAAGCGTAATAGGCTGGTTTGAAGGTGTAGAAAGCCTGTTATTAGCAAGACTTACCTTTACATTTACGTTTAATCCAGCTTGATTTATTGACATTTTTTACCTCGTAACCTGAGGTGTAACTGTAACTATACCTTCTAAAATACGCGAAATTATACTACTTGGGTCTGTAACTTCTACATCATACAAATATTTACCGGCTACAAGATTTGCGGTAGCGTTGGCCGACAAAGCCATAGTAACCGTGCCATTTGCACCACCGAGAACGATGGTTATATTGGTCGCTGATGAAGAAGTATAGTGTTTGCGTATTTGACCGGCTGCTGAATAGCCGGTTAGATCTACAGCATCCCCTTCATCATCGATTAAATTAACCGTAGTTTCAAACGAAGCGCCTTGATCTATGACTAAATTAACTTTTGTGCCCATAGAGATTCTCTAGATTAATACTTTTATTTATATCTTATTGTTTCTATTAAATGCTCTATCTACTCTTCTTGTACCGATAAGCTGTTTAATTTTAGGCACTGTATTCAGTGGGAATTTTATCTCTGTATCCATATCTTCAAACGTGACTAAAGGATCTTTGCTATACTCATTCATTTACATCTCCGGGATATCTAGATGTCCAGATTACTAGGTTATATTTTGTACCAGAAGTTACCGGTCGGCCTTCGTGGCCATGAGTTACTTGTCCTGGCCATAATACTATATCTCCTACGTTTACCTCGGCGTTAGAATAATTTTGTCTGTAAAAATAAGTATCGCCACCTGTATATTCTCCATTAAGTTTAACAATAGCAGAAACAAGAGATGCATCATGGTGACAATTTAAACTAGATTGAGTTTCTGGGGTATACTTAATAATAAACATATCTCTAATACCGTACATATGTAGAGGAAACCAGTGTTTTTCTAAAGCAGGTCCAATAACTTTTAATAAATGCTGTTCTATAATTGAAAAAAGCTCGGGAGAGAGTTCCTTTACTCTGATTTCTTGACCTGGAAATTTATCTCCATCCATTGACTTCCATTTACCTGATCTTTCAGCCATGTGTGTTATTTCATAGCTATCAAATATATTAAGAAAGTCGCCGGCAATAATGTCAGGACCAACAACTGATAATTTTGTAGTTGATGGTAATATGTTAACCGTATTATAAGTATTATTGAACAGTTTTAAAAATTCAATCTTAGTATTTGGTCCTCCATTGCCATGAATGACGCATGGATAATTTCCTGTAATTTTATTAACAATTTTACTCGAATTTACAACCTCTACATCACTTTCTGCTCCTCCTAAACATTGAAAGATGTAGCAGTTGGTATCAAGCTTTACATTAAAATTTTCACCGTTTAGATTGCTTAAATATTTTTTATGGTAAAAGAGCTGATCGTCATCAGTATTATTAATTTCATTTTCTATTAGTCTTAAAAGAGCCCATCTATATCCAATAAAAGAGCCACTGTTTAAAAATCTGTAAGGAGTGCTAGACGGTAAAAATAATTCTTTTAAATTAGAATCTGGCCAACATGATTTTTCCGCAGCAAATAAAATATCACAATCACTTTTAAAAAATCTACTAAAAATTTCTTCTTTTGATTCTGTAAAAAATACATCATAAGCATCTACAAATAAAACAACACTGTTGTCGGGCTGGGTCTTTAAAAAATTATATAGTAAGTTTACTTTTTGTCCTCCGCCCGGACCATTAGTAACATCGCCACCTAACCATTTTTTATCTTTGCCTAAATTAAATACTTGACTTTTATTATTCATAAGTGAAGAAAACAAACAACTCATTTTTGATTCATCTGTGCCAGCAGTAACTATGGATAAAATTCCTATTAAATACTGCCCTTCTATATCTGTGCCAAACTCCTCTCTACTAGCTTGGCTAATAACTGTATTTTTTAGCGCTACTATTTTTTTACGGTCTTTAAAAAATTTGCTTTTTAAAAAATTTAAATTATCTTTTATATTAGAATTATCACTTAAATAATCTTCTTCTTTAAGATCGTTTATAAGTGCAAAAAATTCATCTAAAGGAATTACTCTATTTTCATAGTTTAAAGAAATTAAATATTTTGCAAACTGCGGAGTCAAGGCATATGCATTAGTATGATATGGATAGACTGGAACTAATACCTCAACACCTCCTGCAGAAACTGTCTTTAATTGCTTATTGCTCATTTCTTTATACCCGAGATAAACCATATCGCTCTCATTAAGAATGGAAGATATTGCTTTAAAATTAATTTCTTTATTTAAGACAGAATCGTCTTCGAGTATAATAGCCGGCTCATCTAGCTCAGCTATTTTTTTCCATACATTGAGGTGTGAGATAGCGCAGCCCGTTTCGCCAGGGGTCATAGGCCTATTTAACAGTGGGTCAATCCATCTTCTAAATGATCTAATTCCATTAATTTCAAAATCGGTTTTGTAGCCGTCTACAGCTTGAACTATTTCATAATTGTAGTTCTCAAGTTGTTTAATTATATGCTGTCTTCTATCATCACGATGACTTAAATTAATAACAAAAATTTTCACTTTATCTCCATTTAGGACCTTCAATCCAACTTACTAATGAATATCTAGTTCCTTTAGTTATAGATTCTACTCGATGTTCAAAAATAGATGGAAATACAAGAACTGATCCTTGCTGTTTAAATAGACTATAGTTTAAAGGATCACATCCTCTAAATTCAAACATTCCACCCTCATATTCTTCCGGGGATGATAGCTGTATACAAATTGAAAGCTTTCTATCTCTCGGATGTGCGTTTTTGTGAAAGGTATCTAAGTGCCACGAATAGTGACTTAATTGATCTGACTTATATTCAGAAAATTGTATTTCATGACATCCTAATGAAATATCAAAAGCAAAACTATTTCTGTTTGCTTCATTTACAAACTCCATTATAGTTTCTACAATATCTTTGTTATGCTTAAGATTGAACCAGGAAATACGTGATACTCTAATAGTATCATCTATACTATTTTCATTTGTACCGATTTTACCGGGTACTAAATTTTGCGATAATCCACGTTGTATAACATCTTCACACCAGGATCTACTTAAAGCGCCACTCCATACCAGCCAATGATCTTTCATAACAACTCCTACTAATTTTACACTCCGCTTATTACTGAAACCTCATCTGACAATGAAATATTATTAATTAATTTTTTAGGTACGAGCTCGTCTTTTATGTCATTTATTACCTGCTCATATGTCTGCCAATCAACTGCATCTTTAATATGCGGGTGGTTAGCTATATCTCTCCATTTTTGTTTTTTTTGTATAATGCTTAAAATTTTTTCGTTAATCTCATCTTTTTTTTCTGGATGCAAAAGAATTTCTTCATTAAGTTTAATAAGCTTAATATCATAAGCTTTTAGTGCATCTTCTCTAAAGAATTTTAAAACTTCTACAACATTAGTTTGTAATTTAATAAGACATACTTTAACATTATTTCCTTCTATAGTAATAAATCTTCTTAATCCCTGATGAATCTGTCTAATTTGAGTAATTACAAAAGGGTCATTAATAATCACCCTATCATTATTTTTCATTATTTCAAGATGCTTATCATCTAAAGAAACAAACTCATAATAAGCATTTTCTTTTTTATCATATGTGTATATCATTTTTACGTTCCTATGATAGTAAGTAATGAACAAAAACAATATATTGCAAATTAGTAAAACCCGTGGCGTTTAAGGATAAAAAAGCGGGTGGAGCAATAATTAACTTGTGGGGTCCATTCCATCTTGTTCTATTCCATCTTTCTCCGCTAACACTGGAATAACCCACCGTCCAAGTGGTGTTATTACCTTTTATTATTCCCCAAAATACTACATTATTAGAAGCATCGCTTGGGTTAGACTGTATTGATCCACCAGCATAACCATAACTAAAAAATATATTTTTATAATAAAATTCAGCGGACCAGGACTCAATATCAATTCCAGTATTATATCCTGAAGCAATATTATAACCATCTGGATTGCTAGTTACTAAAGAAACTGGGGGAGTATTTGGAAAGGTTATATTAAAAGTACCGAGTGTATACACACCAGGACCCTGGGGTCCGGTAGCGCCTGTTGGGCCTGTCGGGCCGGTGGCGCCTGTTGGACCTATAGGTCCAGCTGGTCCAGCTGATCCTGTAGCCCCTGTAGGTCCAGTTGGTCCTATCGAACCTGTCGGTCCTTGTGTTCCAGTGGCACCTGTTGGACCTGAAGGCCCTGAAGGTCCGGTTGGACCAGTAGGACCAGTTGGACCTGCAACGCCCTGTATACCTTGGGATCCAGTTAGACCAGTGGGACCTGTTAAGCCGGTAGGCCCAGTTGGACCTGTAGGACCAATTGCACCTGTTGGACCTTGTGCCCCGGTAGCGCCTGTATTACCTTTTACCCCGGTGACAGTAAAGGTAGATGCATCGGAGTTTGTAAATGTAATTGTATTATTAGCATCGGTGTAGGTAGCAGTATTGACACGCTCACCTTTTTCTCCTTTTTGTCCCTTCACTCCAGTAACGGTAAAAGTAGATGCATCGGAGTTTGTAAAGGTTACTGTATTATTAGCATCGGTGTAGGTAGCAGTATTGACACGCTCACCTTTTTCTCCTTTTTGTCCCTTCTCACCAGTTCTTAAAAATTGTATAAAGACTACATCATCATTATCAAATAAGGTTGTTCCTGATACATGAGTAACAGCTATCTGTCTGTAACCAGTCTGAGTAGTAACTGATGTTACATTAAAGATAATTGTGCGATCAATATTCTTCGGGCTTCTAAAGACTAGATAACCTTTAAAGTCACTATTACTATCATCAAATTGATCTATAAAATTAGTGACAGTTGATCCACTAAATTCTGTTAAGTCAATTGCAATCTGAGTAACGGACGCAGGCGTTCCATTATTGAATCTTATTTTACCTGTACCAGGATCAACGTTAGTGGAAGTTAAGGTACTAAATTGATAGGTAAGATCAGAATAAGATCTTAGAGGAAAGTAGTAAGTGCCATCATTTGTAAACTCCCACACATCAGACGTCTCATTCCATCGTATAACTGTGTTAGCGCTAGTGCCTCTGTTTACTGTAAGCGTAGCGTTTGATGTAGGTGAGCCAGTAGTGTTGGCTAAAAATATAATTTCACCAGTACCGAGTTCAAGAGATGTAGTGTTATTGAAAGAAGTATTGCCAGAAACAATAAGATCTCCGGCAATAGTCACATTATTGCTAAATGATGCTGTGTTTTGAACTGTTAGGTTGGCCCCAATAGTTGCTTCATTATTTACATTAAGGCCAAATTTTACTCTAAAATTTTGAGTATTGGATGACATTAGCTTCCCTTTCCGCTAACTTATGTGTTTATTTATATTAATGAGATTCGATAGACTTTAAACGTGGCGTTTGAAGTGCTTGAATTTGCATTCAATATCACATGTGTTGCATTAGAAGAAACAGTAAATGTAGCAAATTGAGTGTTTGAGTAGATAGTTCCAAATTCAGTCATATGGGTATTACCAAACCCATATACAACAGAAAGCTCGGTAAGCGCTCTATTGTTTGAATTATTATTATCAGTTACGTTAACGGTATATTTGGCGCCTTTAAAATCAGTAAAGCTAAAAAAATCTACTGTATTTTGAGTTACAGTATCTGGAAAGGCAAGTGTTGATGTTTTAGTAGCTACAGTAGCTTTTGAATCAAAAGTAATACTGTTATTAACAGTTGCATCACCTGTAACAATAAGAGAAGAATTAACTACTAAATTAGATGTCGATGTAATACTTAATGTAGCAGTATTAACGGTAACATTAGATGTATTAATGTATACTGTTTGAGTACCTGATCCAATATTAGTATTAGAAGTAACATTAAGGCTGTTTGCAGTAACGTTAGCGGTATACCCGGCAATTACAACGTTTGAAGAGGTGGTGGAGTTTGCAATGCCGATAGTAAGGGTAGAGATGTTTGCAGTATTACCTACACCTCCACCTTTAATTGTAAGCGCACCAATTGTCGTTGCAGTCAAAGTTCCAAGCACACTGCCATTACCGGATGTGTTTGAACCTCCAGATGTATTGCCAACCGTCACAATTTCATTGGATAGTGAATCGAGCAAAACGTTTGTTTTACCAAGCCATCCGGCAAAGGTGTCTGTAGCTATAGCTACGTTAGCGACTGATCTAGACATTTTTCTCTTCTAATAATTTTTTAACAAGCATTTTTAATTCAGCAACCTCATCTTTTAATGATTCTATTTCTGATTCTTTTTTTCTATATTGCCGCTGCTGCTTATATAATTTAAATGAATTTACATTTGTATTTATTAAAGCATTAGTACTTTCATCTCTTAGAAAGTTAGGATTATTAGTCTTAACTAATGTCATACAGAAACCGCTAAAGCTCTAACATCATCTACCTTTGGAGTTAGGAACGTAGACGATGATAGTAAAACTATTTTAATCGCTACAAATTTATAGCTATCGTGAGCTGCCCTACTACTGTCAAAGTATCTTACTATATTAATATTTTTATTATATTTAAAAGCCTCTTTAGGTTTAGTAACTTTTTCAATTCTATGTCCAGTGCCAGTAGAAGAAGTATTGCTTGTAAGAACTAATGTGTTAGCATCAGTAATTGAAGATACGGGTATAATATCGTAGTCAGAGCCTGATACATTATAAACAATTTTTACTATACTATTAGAAGTTAAGTCAGCTGTAAAGTTAGTACCGAATCCTTCTACGGTTGTATTACTAAATGTTTCAACAGCTCCTGCTATAACTAAAGATGCTGGTGATCGCTTAAAAGTATATTCATACTCTCTAAGATCATTCTCATTTAAAGACGAACTTACAACAGCAGCAGAAGTTACCTGCTCTAACTCTGACCAATTTTTATCATTAAATGATTCGTTATCAACTGAATTTAAAATTTTAGCATACACTTCGATATCGGTACCAGTTGGTTTATAAGCCTTTAAGAACACTTTAATATCTTCGGCATCTAAACCTTCAGCTAAATCTAATCTCTTAGAAACATATTTGCATTGAGAATTACCAAACCTAGTGTTTTCGTCAGCGCTATCGTTGTTAATATTTGCCTTAAGTAAAATTAAGCTGGAAGGATTAATATCTAGCACCGGAGAAGTATCTTTATATTCAGTAGTAAAAGAAAGTGTTGTGGAAAGAGATTTAGTAATACTTACTCCACTTATTTCATTTGACTTACTTTTTACTATAGCTACGTCATTAATATTTACATTATTTCTTCCGTCAAGTGTGTAGTTTCTCGATGGAGCAGGTGCACCATTAGAATAAGAGAACGAACCAGTCATATTAATTGTAGTTGCTGGAAGCTGGATAGTATTTATTAATGGTGTGAATGAAGTAGCGCTTATATTATCAATACTTGTTACTTTAGCCAGCGAATCAGAGTCATCACCAACAATATATCCAAAGTATGTGCTGTTAGAAGTTTTTACCAGGAAGGTGCTATTTGTTGAATTACTATCAGCCAAATAGAGCTTATTTTTAATTGAATTATAGTAATTTACAGTACCTGAAACAACTTTTTGAATGCTTGCAACTACGCTATTATTGACAACATAGTTTGGAGGTCTATTTACTGTAATAGAAGTTGTATTGGCTGATCTTACTTTAAATATATCAAATTCAGGCTCTACTGAATAGTGAATACTATCGGTAATGGTAGCATTAAATGGCGCATCAACTGAAAGGGCTGTAGAGGAAGCGACGTTAGTTATTAATCTTACTTCGTTTCCAATTTTGATAAAGTCACCGTTAGCATACTCAGCAGTAAAGTCAGTAGTTGTAGAAGTAGAATTAGTAACAGAAGTACCGGTTACCTTTACATTAGCTGTTGCAATGTTATTATTAGTTCCATAAACAACTAGCACATAATCATTAGCGGTGAGGACAGAGGTTAAGCTTGTATTAGTGTTAATTACGTAGCTTGTCGTGTTTGTTGTTAAAGCAACGTTCACATAAGAGTTAGCCATTTGAGCTACTCTTTCCCCGCCCGTAAAAGCGCCACTTACAGAAGAGATTGTTAAAAATTCATAATCATCATTTGTAAGAGTTGCTGTTCCCGAAGTATTAGAAAAGTCTGCTCTATTAACAGTAAATTTAATATCCTCTCCTTGTACAGCTGAGAAAGCTCTATTAGTTACTGAGTAGAACATTGTTCCTAGACCCCAGCTTTGATTATAGATTATTGACGTATTAGATACGTCAGGAGTTCCAGCTTCTGCTGTCCACACCCTATAATCTGGAGAGTTGCCATCAGGGAACAATACTGCTGCATATTCCCGTTCTGTTTTAACTGCAACCGGGGCACTAAATGTAAATTTCGTTGCGGAAAGCCCTGTATTGCTTACACTTATTTCGCTTGATTTTTTATAAACTCTACTAAAAGGAAGAACATTGTAGGTTGGGTAGCCGCCGTCATTGACCTCTCTTAATTCTAATGCAACACCCTTTTCGCTGTCCTTCTGTTTAAAGTATACGTCAATAGAAGTGAGATAAAGGTAATCGCCACCCTCCTCTTGTTTTTGTACGAGGAAAGTTTGTGCTAGAGGGTCAGCAAAATTAAGATCCCACTCCCTTGTAGTAGTAACTACTCTAGTATCAACAAACGTCCGAGCATTAAAGGACCCGGTAGTAGTATCAAAAGTTTTTGTCCCAATTACTACATCTTGGGCCGTACCTGAAGAGGAAAAAGAAGCAAATTTGCCCACGGCTTTAGAAGTAGCTGATGTTTCAGAAGATAAATTGCTGACATCCATAACTAAAAAATCTTTCTCACCAGCCGTAAAAGTATCGGCAGGTATGTCTACTATAACCGCTAACTCTCCTGTATTGTTTGCAAAAAGTCCTGGTGATGTATTTTTATTAAATAATGGAATAAAATCATTGACGGTAACAGAACCAAAAGAAGTAATAGAAGCTGGTACCGACCCAGACGTTAAATCCTCCCCGTCAAAGTACACGTAATGCTGTGCCCCGGGTCTAAGCCCGGAAATATAAAGACCAATTTTTTGAGCTCTAACAAAAGGATTTACCTGCACACTAGTAAGAAGGTTTTTTATATCCTGAGTAGAGGTAACAACAGGAGGAGCAGTTACTACTGTTCTACTATCTTGAAACGTTTGTCTAATGCTCTCTGTTAAAATACCTTCAGGCGCGCGACCTGTTGGATCCGATCTAATAGTTTCAGTTCTTTCCGTTCCTAAAAGAGTGGAGCTTGCGGTCAATCTTGCATTGATTTCATTTTGAGCGTTTAATAAATTTGTTAAAGGATCAGAAATATTAATATCAATTGTAGTAGTGGCGGTAACATCCACATCAAAAAAATTGTCGTATCTTGGTACAACGGACATTTTTCCTCTAAATGACCACAGCTCATCAACAAGAGTTCTTTCTTTATTTGCTACAGATTGCTTAATAAGTTCTTTTTCATTAAATGATAGTAGAACTAAATCTCCGTTTTTAGTTGTGTTAGTGCCTGTTGAGTATTTTAAATTAATTGCAGCAAGGTCTTCCTGGGGAACAAGCTTTGAGCTTGTGAAATCAATAACAGCTTTAAACTCCCCATCATTAATATTAGCAATAGTATAATTATCAAACGGATCTACAAAAAATCCATTTTTAAATACTTCTATTGATGAGTTGCCTTCACTAGGAATAGTTAAACTAGCTGCATTTGCTTCTAAAGTGTTAAGCAGTGTGTAATACTCTAATCTCTGCAGACGACTTTCCATATCTCCAATATCTTTCATGGTGTATCGTCTGGTTTGTAAAAGTGAAATAGTATTTTTTAAATCTGGTCGCTTTGCATCAGATGCTGCTTTTGAGGTTAAACTTGGAAAAGGAGCTACAGAAATAAGTCCTAAGTCCATAGTGCCCTTTTGCCGTGAGGGAGTATCTGGAACTAAATTAGAGACTCCTTCTATAATTTTTACAATACCGTCGTTACCTATGACTATTCTATCAACTCTTGGAAGATAAGACTGAACAGTGCATTCAAAACTCCTAGATGGTGAAGGAAAGAATTTTTCACCTGCAACAAGAGTCTCAGTGGATGAAGGATCGATTGAGGCACCGCCTACTGTAGTAGAAAGTGTTGCGGTGTTTGCTACAATAGGCCTAAAATCTACACTATCTCTAAGAGAAAATATTTCACCTGATGTTTTTGAAACATAAATTGGAATGAGCTCTTCGGCAACCGGATACGACTCTGTAGAGATATACTTGCCTGAACTGTGAGTAAAGCATCTTAGCTTAACTAAAAGACTGGATGAAGAGGTCAAAGATACAGTAGACCCTGGAGCCTTGCTTAAGTAGGCAAGCCCGTAGTAATTATCCCTTTGTCCGTTATCCCATTCAAATTCAGATGCATAATTAGTGGATGTATTAGAATAAGTATTACTTGATCCAATGTATACTGCATCAATACTTAACACATCAGGTATACCAAGACACCAGGGTCCTGTGGTGGTGTTAGCAAGCTTATCGGTGGAAAGTTTTACATACACCGTAGAATTAAGGGTCTTTGATCTGACCCCTGGTTCAAAATTTTCTAAATCATGATACATTACAAAAGAGGATGAGACGTTTATTCCGGCACCTATATCAACTGTAATACTCGTAGTAGAGTTAACTGTAACCGCTCTAGAACCTCTTGTAAAATCTACTGGAACAAATGCTGGGAATTCAGTAAAATGTGCGTTGGCAGAAGTAGAAGATCCTGCATTATTAGCTAGGCCTAAATTTGTATCACTAAAAATGTTAGCTACTCTTCCAACAAATGCCGTACCAACTCTAATATAATCTCCAACCTGATAGGTAGTAGTAAATGTAGTGGACGTGCCAGTTACGTTAGTTTGACCTGATGTTGATGCAACTGTGCCGGGGTTGTTAGCAGTAAATCTAAATGAATTCGTTGGTATAACTATAAACTCTTGAGTATCAGAATCACTTAGCGTTCCAACGCCGTATGGTAAAGTATTACCACCAGAAAATGAAATTGTTACAGAGCCAGCTGTAGTAAAAGTGGCATTAGTAGAAGTTCTAAAAATAAACTCCTCTTGGTTTAATTCTTTTACTGCAAACGTTCCTGAATCAAATACTAAAATATCATTTTCTATATCTTTAAGAGTAGCAATACCGTTAACTAAAACAATATCGGCAAGGGCGGTAGAACCAATACTAACACTTCTAACATCTTTAAATGATGAACCATTACTCATTCTTATATCAAAAAGGTAGAGCTTATATTCACAGCTTGAAGTTCCGGGCGTTCCAGAGCTGTATTCTAAAGCGCGAACCTTAGCTGTACCTAAAACTACCCCTGGTGCAGTTGGCGTACCACCAGCATTATCCGTTACATCTGTACCAGCAACACTTCTTAAGTTAACTGTAGACCCTTCTTTAATTTCAAATGCACCTACAAGCTCTTTTACCGTAACATAGCTGCCGTAGGAAGTATTAATTGTTTGATTAACTGTATTAGCAGTGTCATTTCCTTTTCTTACCGCTTTTCTAATATAGTTTTGAATTTCAATTCTTTCACCATTTACATAAGCTGTACCAGGACCAACTACTAAATTAAAGTGCGTGGTGTTACCACTAATATCTTCTGTGTCCAATGTAATAGTGTTTATAACGTAGTTGCCGCTTTCTTCAAATGTTCTTCTAGAAAGCTCTCTATTAACTGAATTAAATTGAGTAACTGTTCTATCCTTAACCACCTTGCCGTTTTCATATTCTAAAAGTGATAAAAATTCATTATTGCTTTCAGCTTGAGATTTAGTTAAAACGATAAGCGATGGGGTGAGCTTTAGTCTATTAGCACCAGGTGCTGCAAAATTAGGTGTGCCTGTAGCAAGATCTAAGAGTGAAGAATCAATATTACTATTTACAACCGTTTCTACAGTTCTAAATCCAATTACTACGTTATTTGGTTGATTAGAATATTTTTGTAATATTTCTTCTTGTTGATCTACTCGAATAAAATGCCCTTTTTGGTAGATAACTCCTTCTGTGGTTTTAATCGCGGCTCCTACACCTACAGAATTTGCAACAGAAGCAACCGTAAGCTCTGCGATAAAATTCTTGGCTACTAAGTTTGCTGATGTTCCCCCTGATGTTGTAATTGATACATTAGGAGTTGTAGTATATCCAGTTCCCTTTGACTGAACGGACACATCTACAATCTCTCCAGTTGCGTCAGTAGTAATGACTGCGCTTGCTCCTGACCCGTTGCCACCAGAGAAGGTAATAGTATCGCTGTTAGAATATCCCGAACCTCCAGTTATTACTGTAACATCCTCAACTCGCCTATTTCTATTAAATACTTTAACAACTTGAGAGGAAGTATATATTTTTTCTCCGGCTGTTCCTGTATTTTGATATTTTATATAAACCGTATTTAAATTAGGATCTTGAGACTCAAGTCCAGATTTATAATTGACCACAAACGACTGTAAGTTAGAAGATTCTTGTATAATTAAAGTATTTGAGTATGATCCTAAGCTTACAGGCTGTCCGTCAAGCTGTGTGTCTTTTATTTTAATATAGTTATATTTAAAGTCAGTAGTAAGCGCACAACCTTTAATAATTGTACCTGTCTTAAATATATTATCCCCAAATCTCTCAACTTGATTTTGGAGTATCGTTTGTAGTTGAGTCAGCTCTCTAGCCTGTACGGCAACGCTTGGTCTAAACAAAACTCGATGAAAGTTTTTATCTTCGCTGTAATCATCGAAGTAAGGAGATACGTTAAAGTTGGTATCTAAAGGCATTGCTTCCTCTTAAAATTTTATAATTAATTTTACTGTTTCAGACTGACTATTTGAGCGGGAAATAGGAGTATTACTTTCTATGTATAATACCTTTCCAGAGCCTTTTACAAGATCAGGAACATACTTTACACTACCAAGAGTGTAGGTGGCCGCGCCAGCATTTTCTAATAATATATCAGCTGGATCAGCATTTATAGGTCCTCTATCAGCAGTTAAAAATACGAATGTTGCGTTTGCTGAATGAAATATAGCATTACTCAGTGACATGTCTGTTTGATAGACTACTGCATCCTCTGGCATTGAACCCGACGAGGAGGTGTAGGCTATTCTTGATCTATTATCAAACGTAAGCCAGTTGTTATAATTTTTTTCATTAACGTCAATTGCAGTAACATTTGCTACAGCGCCTGAAGAAGCTCCAATGACTAGTTTACCAGTTACAAACTTTGGCTGGCAATTACTCATAGTAAGATATGGTGAGCTATTGCCAGACTTAACACCTATAGCAGTTATTGATGCATGCGCAATTTTAGCAAACGCTGTAACAAATGGTAACTCATCATTTAAAGAAATAGCGGTAGCGTTTACAATACCACTAACAGTTCTAATGCAGCTGGTGCCAGTAATTGAGTCTGTAATATAAACGTAATCGTTATTTTTAAGCGCTTTATCCAGCTCAGTGCTAACCCCTACAATGTTTACTGTTGTTGTATTGCCTGAAATAGTTCCTACAAGTGTTTTATAATCTACTTGGTAGACTGTTTCTCCTGATGAGAAAGTACCAACTTCAGACCCTAGAGTTAGTGTAACGTACTGAAAGAGAGGATCCTTTAAAATAGATATTTTTCTAAAGTCATTTTCAGTAGATATGAACCCGCCCTCACTTGTGTTAAAAGAAACACTTATACCTGTTGCTTTGGCGCCAAGCTCAGTTGGACTATCTTTACCATGCCCGCCGGTAGGAGGAATAATGACTCTAACTGAGGCGTTGTTTGCAACACCACCTGTATTACCGGATACGGCAGCTGATGAATATGTATAGCCTGATCCTCTTGTTACTATGTTTATTTTACTAATAAAGTTATTTACTGATGCATTAGAGGAAACAGTAGCATATGCAGCTGCTCCTGATCCATCTCCGGTAACAGCAACATTTGGAGCAACAAGATAGGTAGAGGTAGAGTCGGGTGCAGTAGTAAAGGAACTATTTACAACCGCAACTCTTGTAGCTGCATTGTAATCAACTATATTCTTTATCTGACCTCCTCCTGTGCCGGCGCTGATGTATAAAGCGCTTCCAACATAAAAGTCTGTATTAGAGGAGGCTGAAGAAGTAAGTCTATATGTTGTAGTGTTGCCGGCCGTTGTAGGGATGGCCGATCTTAAATCATCCACCTGAAATTGCCCAGTTAGAGTTGCAACATAATTTGAGCCTGTATTAGTAATTTTAATTACATCTATAGCACCACTAACAGTATTGCCAGCAACGTTAGCGCTCGTAACAACGGGCATATAGTCATCTGTTGCAAATTTTTCAAATGTAGCTTCTGGCATAGAGTACATTAACTTCCATGTGTAGCCATCGGCTGTGGTAATGAAGTTACAAGCGCTTTCACTTGTATTAGTACCTGGAGACGTATTAGATGCCACTCCTCTGTTATTATCTAAGCACTTATAAACATAATATGTCGCACCGCTATCCACCGCAGCATAATATTGTTTGTCAAATAAATCACCGTCGCTATCGTCGTATGGAATATATACAGTATTAGACGTCCAAATATACTTTGACGTCATCTGCATAATATCAGAAGAAGTTACTTTTTTACCAAATACAGCTTCATCGTAAATTAAAATATCATTTTCTCTAAAAGAGTCTTCCGGCTGAGGAACTGTAGAATCTCCACCGGTGTAGGCGGTATGTTTTGATGCAACGACATAATAAACGTTATTGGCAGGCTCATTAATTGATTCAATGAACTGATCACCGATATGCTCTTTTAATTTGTTTGTAACTAGTGTGGTCATATAGTTATTTATTACGTTATAGTAATAGTAGTATCACCAGTAACAGTTAAATCTAGCTCTGGAGAAGTAACGACTCTACCAAATATTTTTTTACCAGCAATATGTAGCACCTGTCTCAATGTGTCGTAATATTTTTCTAATGGTATGCTGGTTTGAACTTCGTAGGAAAAATTCTGATAATAGTCACCATCATGAATATATTTATTATCATCTAAGAACCCTCTAGTGGAGGAATAGTAGCCTGCTCCAACGCCTTGATTGAATACATTTGCTTGCCCGCTAGCGGCTCTTAGTCCATCTAGTGAAATAAGCTGCACTCCCTCATCGTTCTCATATCCAAAGCCAGAATTAATAATAGACACGTTACTAATTGTACCTTCGGATGCAATAACGTTTGCTGATAAAATTGCGTTTTCTCCGACTGCTAAAGAAAGTGGATCATCAGTAACGCTAAGAATAGTGCCTGAGGTTCCAGAAGTTTTTCCAGTTCCAGTTCCTCCAACTACAAATTCAGTAAATAAACTTATTCGTTTTAAAGTAAGGAACTGATTATTAGAATTTTGTTCAATAATTGCTCTTGCAGTTGCTGAGGCTGTATATGCTGCAGTATTAGTAATTCTACTCTCACCGTTAGAAGTTAATCCCTTAAGTTTGTAAATACTGGTATTGGTTGCTGCTGATGCAGAAGTAGAGCCTGGTGTAGGTGAGGCATTACTAGTAACAGTACCAGTAGTAAAGGTGCCAGTTACACTTTTAACAACAAGAGTGGTACTATTTGATGTTACTAAAATACCATTTGCAGAGCCTGACTGATCAATAAAATTACCTGGCTCAAAATTAGTATTTGAAGATACTGTAAGAACGCTTACGTTAATAGTATTTTGCCACGTTCCAGTATTACTTACTAATACAGTGGTATGAACGTTAGTTACTAAATCTCTTGTAGTAGAATATACTATACCTGTTGCAGTGTTTGATATTCCATCGGTAGAGTATGCTATTTCCTGTACTTCAAAAGAAAGCCCTGCATTACCAGTAAAAGAGTTAGAGGTAATTGTAATGGCGGGAGAGTTTATGGTCTCTTCTAAATATTCACCGAGAACAAAACTAGGCCCGGTAACACCAGATAGTTCAATTACTATATCTTTTTTACCGTATGCAGCAACCTCAGGTTCAAATACTTTTACAAATGGGCTGATGTTATAGTCTTCTCCTGGGTTAATTGCCGAGAGAGTAGAAATAGTTCCTATTGTAAGAGTATTAAATCTTAATAAATCTAATATACGATATGTTATATCTCCCTGGGGCAACTTCACAAATCCAAGTGAGGATACTGGCACTAAATTTGCTCCGGTGCCAGCTGATGTAGTAATACTAACTGATGGAGTGGACGTTATATTATTGCCGGTGTTAGCGGAAAGACCTACTGCAGTAATCTCTCCACTGCTATTTGTTATAATAGAAGCATTGCCGGCGGTAAAAGAACCAGCCCCGGTATTTCCTCCAGAAAAAGAAACAACATCAGTATTATCATATCCAGTACCACCGCTAAAAATAAAAACAGAGTTCAAATTACCAAACTTAGAGTTTGCGCCTGTAATAAGCATTTCCATAAACTCGACGGAATTAGATCCTGGTGCATCATTATTACTGCTTAAAAAGTCAGGGGATATTCTTACTGTTTCACTATCACTCAATACTCCCACGTCAAAAGATGCTCCAACCCCGGTATAAATTAGCACGGTGTTGGCTACTGTATTAGAATCTAAT